TTTTGTAATATCTTATTTTAAATTCTTCATGTAAACAAGACCACATTTTATATAACCAATGATAGTTATAAGCATTATCTCTCACCCATATATTACTAGGGTGATGTATGTGGCACGCTTTGTAAATAATATCATCATAATCTTTTAGTTTGTATCTGGTAACTTTTCTACCTGTTTTTGATAAACCGGTATATTTTATACCGTCAAGCACTCTATGTGCTGTTGACATTAACTGAGCATACTCGATAAGCATTTTTGTACAATGTTTATCTAAATGCATTTCAGCACAAATCTTTGGGTCTTTGTCTAAATAAAAAATATTCATATGTCTATTATATCAGATAAATGATACCTTGTCAACCTGTTTCATCATTTCTTGTAATTTATCTTCCCACATTCTTTTAAAATCTGGATGTTCAGCAGTTTGCCATGCTCGATAAAGATTCTTTACTCGTCTCCAATATAGTTCTTCACTACAAATCATATACACCTCTTATGTTATAAGTTATTAATTCTGCCACTAGTTCAGTATAATTTTCTTTACTAGCATATTTTGTTAATGTGGGAGCTAAATCTAGTCCGTTTGGTATTTCACCATACTCTAATATTTTTGCTCTCACTTCTCTAAACTCAGCATAAGCATACACTTCATTTATCATATCAATATAATAAGCAACACTATCGCATTTTGTTTTGAAAACTTTTACACCCCAACCTGGCCATTTTTTCCAAGGTATCGGTAACATATATTCTTCTTCTTTATTCCAAGTTCTAATACCAAATAGATTGTTTGCTTCATTAGCAAATCTACTTTTACCCCAACCGGTTTCAATCGCCGCTTGAGCAATAATTAACTCTCTTGGTATTTGTTTTTCTATTGGTACATCTTGATATAAATGTGTAATACATTTATTTAATGAATAAACAAATTCATCTTTACTGCTTGTGTCAACAACTGGCACTATATATTTTTCATATTCTAAAGAACCTCTTATATCTTCAATTGGTTCTGGTATAGTTAGTTCATTTAATTTTTCAAATTCAGGACAACCATCATCTGAACATGGTGGTGGTTGACAACCTAAAAGGATAAAATATAATCCTAATATACATAATATTGGTAGTAGATATCTCATAGTAGTTTCCTCAACTCTCTTTTTGTAGCATATTCCTTATGCAACTTACAAGTGAACCACCTATATTTCGGTTCAGGTAGAGCAGGTCCTTCAAACTCTAACTCATTTGTTGTTTCTGCATAAATCAATTTCTTTAAAAATAAAGAAAGAGCAGCGTCATATTCCTTACAAGGTTTATATTCACTTCTCTTTCGCCTTGGTGTTTCGTATATGCCTTTACGGCTTTCACATATTGCTTTGATTATTTTTTTTTCGTATCTATTTAGTTTCAAGTTCTAGCCTTTCATTATCATTATTATTTATCGCTTCTTCAAAAGAGGGTCCTTGACCAACTAAAACGCCAGGTTTACCTGCAAGTCTAGTTAATCTAGTTTCAGTTTTCATTTTTTTAATGTAATCAGATTCAATATCAAAATGATTACTTAAATCATTTTCTAGCATAGGATAAACATGGTCCTCTCTATACTTTTCATCTAACATCATATAATATTGAAAAGCAAGCTCTTCGGTTGCAAACCATACAACACCTTGAATTTTTAAAATTTTTGGGTGTCCTAGGTCTTTATGTGGTGTTCCATCTTTATCAGCAAATGAAACCATACAGTACATATTATCAGCAGGATTATTCATTTATATAGTCCTCCACATAATCAAACACTGGTTCAAATTTACTATCAAGGTCGACAGTATCAATTTCAGCGTCATTATTTTCGTTGTATTCTTCAATCAACTTTTCCATTTCTTTTTGGGTTTTAACAAGTAATTTTGTAATATCAGAATGTAGTTGTTCGTAGTCCATAATATTTCCTTTCTTATCTGTGATATATTGCGAATGTATCGGCACCGTGCATATGACAAAATGATTGAGGTCTGCCATACGAAGGTTTTGAATTACCTCTATATCTAATTCTGTATTGTAGTTTATAATTTTTGATTAATTTTTTGACAATATCTAAATGTTTGATGTCAATTTTTTTCATAAGTGAAACTTCACTATACATGGGATAGTGAAATGCAATCTGATTGTTAAACATAAAGTCATATAGTGTTCTATTTTTCATAATTATTCGTCCTCAGTAATAATTGGGTCTACAATATTAATCGCATTAATCACCCCAGATTGTATTGAGTTGTGACCTTGACTTATACTGGTCACTTGGTCGTGTATTTCTAAGGCATTTGGCCCTATTAAATCTAAATTACTCAAAATGTTTAGATGTATTTCTATTTGATTATTCAAATTTCTGATATTATCTAAAGTTTGATTTATCATTTGGTCGTTAGTTATCATAATATAATCTTTCTTTTTTGTTATTATTCTTATACACTATACTAAAATGAACTAAAAGTCAAGCATTATTTTAACTAAAAAACCCTTGTTTTCTGCGATTTTTTGAATTATTTTAAATAAAAAAACCCTTATAAATCAACACTTTACAGTCGTCTTAAAGTATTGAAAAATAAGGGTTTTATAGAGTAAAATATTAGTTTTTCTTCATAAAATCATCATTCCAATCAAATGCTTCTCTCACTAGATTGGCAGTAAATCCTTTATATACATTATTTACTTTTTTGTTTACAACTGTCACCAAGAATGCTGCTTCTTCAGCACACAATCCTTCTAACATTTGAATAAAAAGTGTTTCTCTTTTTGTACTTGATAAACTATTGTCGCCACCTTTTGTAAAAAGATATAATCTTTTTGCTTCTTGGGATAGTAATGTGTGGTCTGTCCCTACTGGCGCCTCGTTTGCTGTATATGGTACATCACCTGTTGGTAATAACCATTCTATCTTTGGGTCAAATGCACCTTTTAAAACTTGTCTTAAAGGTACTGTATCATTATCTTTTAATACTTTTAATTTTCTTGGTTTGTCTTTAGCATTATTTACTTTGGTTGCAATCTCACTCATCAATGGAGGAACTGCTCTACCTGCTTCTGATAGTGCTGCCATACCTCGTCTTGTTGCTAATGCTGGGTGTGATTGTGTTTGTGGTTCTACTCCGTCTTGGCTTGCAATTGTGCCATCTGGATTTCTTCTTATGATTACCATATTATCTCCTTAACAGTTCTTTCAAAGTTAAAATTCATCTATAACTTCGATTAAAGTTTTAAGTTTCTTTGTTATAAAGTAGTTCAGTATTTTATCTCTACTTGCTACTTTAACATCAATAAACTCATTAATAATCTTTTCCTCTAGTTCTGGAGGAATACAACTCAAATCAATCAACTTACGATTTCTGTTGTAATTCTTTTGTTCTTCTTCGGTAAATGTCATAAAAACTTCATTTACCCAAGATTCAATTTTCTTTTTACTTAAAGGTCTTTGTCGTCTACCTTCAATAAAAACATTATCATCTGACAATACATTAGGTATTCCATCACTTCGGTCACCTTTTAATATATGTTCTTTAATATATATAGTCGGATCTTCACCTTTACCAACAAATTTATTTAAAACAGGATTGTATTGTTTAACATTAGGGCCGTGTAATTGTATAAAGTCTTTGTCACCTGATAGTATTAATATTTTCTTTTTGTGATTAGGACCAACTTCATTTTGTGTTCTTTTAACTAGTGTAGCGATTATATCATCTGCTTCTGCTGTTTCTAGTTCAATAACTTTGTAAGGTAAAAAACTTCTTATCTCATCTGCTTCTGCTGTTTCTAGTTCAATAACTTTGTAAGGTAAAAAACTTCTTATCTCATCTTTGATAGTGTGCAACATAGAAAAAATAGTATCCCAATCGTGCTCTGATTTTTCTCTGGTTGCTTTTCTACCTGCTTTATAGTTAGGAAATACTTCTCGTCTCCACACATTCTTACTATCACAGGCAATAACCATTTCGCCATATTCTTTACGAAACTTTTTATTGTGACCTCGTAGTGAATTGAGAACCATATGTCTAACAAGGTCCTCGCTTAATTCAACTGCATTTCTACCATTGATTTGAACCATCAGGTTAGAAATCATAATCTGGTTTATGTCAACTATTATCATATATCTTATTATATCACACTTTCAAATGAAAGTAAAGCACTTATTCTAGTTCAAAATCAAAGTCAATTTCTACTGTTTTTTCTTCTTTTGGTTGTGGTTTTGGTTTTGTATGGGTGTATTTTACTATTTTGCCGTAATTAATATCACTAACCTTTTTGCCATCTGGTAATGTAATAATTCTTATAAGTGTATCAGTAATCGGTTGCATGGGGTGTGGTTTACCAAAGTCCCTTCTCAATAAACTTTTAATTGATTCAATAGTAATACCTAAATCTTTTAAAAACAAATCACTTTTTACATCTATAACATTTTCTTGAAGAACAGATAATATATCCATACTTAATTGCTCTGTCAACTGTTCAATAAATTGTTCTTCTTTTAAATGTTGTTTTTGTTCATCAGTAATTTCTATTTCTGGTACTGGTCTTTTAACCCTATCTACTGGAAATTGTAATAATTTACCCATTTTTATCTTCTTCTTTTTTTTGCTATTTCTCGCTTGATCCATGATACTGCCTGATATGATGTTGGTTTTCTGTTAACCATTCTTCGTATTGCTTTGTGAACAGAAGGGTTAACATCTTCTGCCACTTTGTTATTATCAACAATAACAAAATTACTTTGGCCAAATAGTCTTTGTAATAAACCTATAT